TAATGCGTCTGCCCTACCATCTTTAGCACCACCTCTTGGCCCTCTCAGTTCCGCACATGGGAACATTCTGCCTGCAGCAGCCATAGCTGGTTTCTTATCCTGTGCTTTTGCTATCACCCCCTTTTGCCACACCCTAGGTGAAACCTGTTGTGAAGGTATTTGAAAAGATGCTAAAATTCCAAGCCAGATGCCATAGTTCATGCCAAACTTGAACATAGATGAAACCCCTTGCTTTGGCATAGCATGTGCTTTCTCTATTATAGCATTTATATTGGCAAATTCCTCTTTTAGCCCAGAGATCATCTTGGCAGCTTGTATCTCATCTCCAGGATAATCTGCTAGAAATAAAACATCTCTTCTGCTGCTTATAAGCGCTATTGCGCCGTTCTTACCAGGATCTATCCCTAGATATGCATCAGTCATTTTTTTCAGCCTTTTTTAGTACTGAGTCTATTTTTCTTGCCATTCTCTCGCTAGTCACTTCCTTTAAATCTGATTTGGTTTTCAGCAGCCCTTCAGTTCTGAGATCGTCGAGGATTTCTTTTCTCATCCTCTCTTTTAAGGACCTGCTTGGTTGGGGCATGTAATTAGATACTACTGAAGATGCTGATATTGCTGAACACGAACTACCACCTGTATATGTGTAAAGGCTAGAAGTCGGCTGGACATCGATATGATGAGGTGTGGGGCCTGAATTAACAGTCATGCTTTCATTAGCAGCCGCAATCCGAGTGGCAGATAATATGCGCTTTATTACATCAGGGATTTCAGCCATCAATCCTCCTCATAAGCCTTAAAAGCTTTTTGCCCTTTTGCTGCCTTATTGCTTTAACTTTAAGAGCATTATCATTTGATTCTCTTTCTATCTGAAAGCTATACTCTGGTGCCTCTTCAAAATCTCCTATTGAGTCGAATAGTATTGAGTGGGCTGTGTAATGCATAGCACGTTCATCATACACAAATTCAGCCCTAACTATAAGAAAAAGCCCCATGAAATCCATAAGATTTTTGCTGGCACTATCCAGCAGCTCACCGCTTACTTTGAAGGTTCCCCTTCTTTTTGAGAAGTCATCTGGCAACTCTCTTTTTATTGATGAAATCGTCAGCATAATATCTTGCTCCATCTATCAAAGTGCTTCTCATTAAGAAATGATTTAAACCCATACTCTTTGCATACATCAGCAAACCTTTTTGTGCTTAACCTATTATCTCCATTAATAGAAATCTTCATCGTACCATACATAGGAAGCACAACTAGCTCACGGTTTTCAATTATCATATCACCTGATGCTTTTATGTCTTTGTATTTCTTTGATTTTTTACTCATATTGCCTAACAGATATTTTATTGCTGTCTTTTCACCAACCCCTTTAACCCCTATTACATGGTCTGTGGAACAGCCAGCTATTGCCTTTGCTTCACCCCACATGGTAGGGGAGCACCCCCATTCTTTTTCAAGATAGGCTACATCCCTCAGCACTTCTGTAGAAGGGTTATACAGCTTACAGTTTTCAGATATAAGCTGATATATGTCTTTATCAGTTGTTATTATGGTGAAATTATAATCAGAGTTGTTATTTACAACAGATGCCATAAGATCATCAGCCTCATATCCATCTTGGATGAAAACATTCTCAAAGCCTAGGGCTGGCAATACACTCTTTCTAATATCTGTGAACTGCAATTTGGCAATCCTTCTGTTGTTTTTTTCCACATCATCAGCTTCATCTCGCATCCTGCGTCTATGCAGTTTGTATATCGGATAAATTTCTTCCCTTAAAGAATGCATCGAGTCCCAGACAAAGATAATGTTATTTGTCTTCGGAAATAAGCTTGAATATGACATTATTCTTTTTATGAAGCCGTAGATAATAGTTGTGTATTTACGGTGGAATGCTAATGGTGGCAAAGAATGATAGATGGAGTGGCATATGTAATTACAATCAAATACTAATGCTTCTTTCATTCTGGAAACCTCCTTTTCCTAGAAAACTTAGCAGCTTCTTCTATTCTATTCCACTTCTCTACAGCCATTTCACCCAATTTCTTTTCAAGGCCATTCTTGTCTATATAATCTCCAGCAGTGAGGTATCTTTTGAAGTCTTGACCGAAAAGTCCTTTTATCTCTTTGCTTTTGGAACCGTAAATTAATTGTAGTAGTGATGTTATATTGTCTATGCCATAATCATACATGATAGGGAACTCTGCTTCTCTGAATGGCTTGGATGTTTTATTCCTTTTGAATCTTGCTTTGACGTTTATGCCAGTTGTTACGGTTATACCCTCCCTTACAACTTTGATTTTGCCAATCTCTGCCAGCCAACAGACTTGATGAGTGTAAAAATTTAAAGCATCCCCACCAGCCCTATATGTTCTTTCACCAAATGTAACCCCTATTTTCTGTCTGACTTGTGAGTTTATGATAAGAGTACAATCTTTTTTGACCTTCCCATTGTCGCCTTCAATTTCACTACACAGGGTCTTGAAGAACCGCTTTGAGCCATATCTCTGTTTGCCAAGATCAAACGATCCGTCTTGAGGCTTATCTTTTTCTATTGATTCCATAAACGCTTCAAGCTCTTCTTCAGAATCTAAAGCATCCCAGCTGTCAATGACATACAAAAGGAAGTGGCCATCTTCTAGAGCCTTGACCCTTTTCAGAAAATCCCTGCCGAACTCTTGTATTGTTCCAGTCCTTAACCACTCAACTCCTTCGTTGAAGGTCTTTCCATACATCAAGTCTATTGGAAAATCCATCACCCCCTCGACATTGTTGTATACAATGGACACCTTTTTGACTTTCGGAAAATTGTAGCTTTTGCTGCCAAGCATATTATAAAAACACTCAGCACAAGCCTCTAGAGCAATGAGTGTTTTTCCTGAACTCCCGTCCCCGACAATATTATTGATCCGACCTCTTGCCCACCCCCCATCAAAGCCCTTTTGGGAGGCAGCAAGATTCAGCCGGATTGAGCCTGTATTTATGAAATCAACTGGATGTTTATCTGCTTCAATGCTACGCTCCTTTCTATCTATCATTTTTTATTGGCCTTTTTGCCTTCCTGAGCTTGTCTAATTTTCTCTCTTATTGCTGCTTTTTTGTCCTCAGCGCTTTCTCCATTGCTTGGTTTTTTCTCTTGTTTCTCTGGTTTTTGATTATCAGATCTTGAAGGCTTTTGGAGTTTTTTTGACTTCTTCTCTGGCTTTTTAGCACACTCTTCTGCCCACTTACAATTTTCACAATCAGCCCATTTGTCATACTCTTTTCGGAAACAGTCAGGCTCTTTGTCCTCGTTTTGGACATCATCCTTCACTTGCTCTTCTAAGGCATCACTGCTATCTGCATCATCAGTTGATATATTCAGGTGAGCAGCTTTTACATTGCTATACTCAGGTACCATTAAAAGCTCTCTGAATTCTATAAGTTGGTCGATTATATCATCGCTTAGAGGCAAAGGCTCTGTGAATATTTGAACATTTACATATTTTATGTTTGGATATCTCTCACCTTGTTTTTCAAACGAAACCGGAACACCAAGAACAGGATCGCTTACATCAACATAAACACTTGTTTCTGCACTTGAAGATCTAGACACAATCTCTTCATGAAGAGTCCAAGCACAGCTCCAAAGGTAGATTTCATCCTTATCATCTGCCAAAAGGTCTTGTACCCAAAACCATACCCTCTCATCAGGGTAATAAGTTTTTGCTAGATCCCAATCTGAGTCCCATAGCTCACTTGTTTGCTGACTACAGATGAAACATTCACCTGAGATGTTCTCATCATAGCACTTCTTGAAGACAGGTTTCATCCTTGAGACACAAAGATAGTCACCATAAAGCGGCTCACCTCTATCACCTACATCTCTATGGAAATAGACACACATGCCATAAAACCCAAGTTCTTCAATCTCAAGCGGCTGAACAATCCTTATCTTGTTCTTGCCTACCCTTGGTACGTATGGCTTTATGACCCCTCTCACAAAATAAGAGATCCTATCGCCATCTGCCGTTGGCCGCTGCCCCTTTTGATCATCTTTCTCTTTCAGTTGCTTACTTGTCAATCCTTTCTTCCATTTCCTTTTTGCCATCAGTTTCTCCTCCTTTTTGTTTGCTCATGAAATCTCGTATTGCCCTTAGTGCTAGCCCAGGTATGTAATAGGCCAGAATTAGTATAACAAATGCTACAGCAATAAGCTTGATATAAAAATCATTCATCTCTTTGGTCTAGAAGGCTTTCTGGTCCGCCTCTTGATTTCCTCTTTTATTTTTTTCTTTACTTCATTTGCTATGAAAGTCCTTGTGTCTTTTCTGCTTTCAATTTTAGCAAAATATCCTTGGCCATGAAGCTTTGCTAAGGTATCTAATAATCCTATTTTCTTCTCCCAAGATCTTCTTGATGCTTCAGCTTGAAGGTATTGTCTTCTCAAACTTTTATATTTTGGGTCATCTTTGACTATTGAATTTATAGCACCTTCAGTGGCTTTTGATACCTTGTATTTTTCTCTTATGGCGTTTTCATCCAAGCTTCTAATTTCTCTATTCAGACTTATTTCACAACTCTCCACCTGAGTTTTAAGATCAGATTCTTTTGTCTGCCAATAATCAAAAAATGCTGGCGCTCTTTGGCACTCTTCGTCAAGAGCGTTTCTGTCTATTAATATATCTTCATTAAACATATTATCTTTGTGGTTCTGGTATTGGCCCAGCCCACTCATATCCTTCAGGTAAGCCCCAATTTGAAATCATTAATTTGCCGTAGCATAATCCCACAAATACAATCTCAATCTCAATACCACTTACACTGATAGATTCAGGCCTACAATCCATCCGCCAGTACCATCCTATTTCTGTTGGCTTTTCTTTGGTCCACTTCAGCATATCTTCTCCCTTCTAGTATTATTATACTCTATTTTAAAGGCTTTATTCGACCACTACATCAGAATTTTTAATTTTCTTGTGAACTCATCAATTGCGTCTTCAAGAAGAGGCTTGTTAGCCGGGTCATATGCAACCATCGCTGGGTGAACAGAATATGTTACCCAACAGTTGTAATTATCGTTCCATGACGTAGAAGCATTGATGCTCATTATACCAGTATCTTCACCTCTGAAGAAAAAATTACCAGTATTTCCAAATGATAGAATGAGAAAAGGCTTTATTTCTTTTATTTCTTTGTCGAGCCACTGTTTACACGCTGCTATGTGATTCTTCTTAGGGGTTCTAGTATAGCATTTGCAAACATTTGTTATATAGAACAGCTCTCTGTCTAAACCATACTTGCTTAGCATTTTCCATAGTATTTTGCCTGAAGCCCCAATGAATCCAATTCCTTTTTTATCCTCTTGTGGGCCAGGGCACTCTCCGACAATCATCACATTCAATTGACCAGGGCTTGGTCTCACTGGCATACGGCACTGCTTTCTTAATTCACAATCCACACAACCAAGGATAGAATCAATGAATGATAGATCTTTTGTAGAGAAGTCTGATAAGTTAATATCTATCCCATCAAGATCACCACACAATATCTCATCTCCAAACCAAGCCTCCTGTGTTTTCAGAGCAGCTTTGTCATCTGTATTGCAAGCACGAGTTAGCACCATATCGCCTTCGCAATGCTCAATGATGTTTTTCTTCTCATTGTAAATTTTGTTGCCAAAGATCAGCATCTTAAAGTCCGTATCATCCTTCAAGCTTCCATATACGCCGCCCAAAGAACCAAAGCTATCGCTCTTTTTTGTTTGGCTTACTGCTTCTCTGTAACCAACAGTAAGTGATTCCATCCTTCCAAAAAAGAAGCCAAAACCCTTCCCCATATTATATGAATCAGATAGATCCATCATCCCTATTTCTTGATCTATCCTTTTTATAATGCCCCTAAATTTATATAGGGGGTCATTTGATAAATTAAAGTCGAAATATTTGGATAATTCTTCAAGTTCTTGTTCTGACAGATTTAATTTATCTTCAGATTGATCGTATGCTTTAACTGCCATTAATGAGTCTCTGACTTTCTTATTAACTTTCCGTTTCCTTATTCTCGATTCTAGGTCTTCAGGGCTGTTGTAAGGGCCTGCAACGTCTCTGCAATCGACAATCTCTTTCGCCGCTACTTCTCCTATACCCTTAACTTCTCGGAATGGGCAAAGAAGGCTGT